CTCATATAATGTAGATAAAGCCAAGCAGGTTTTACCATTGCTATCAAAAGAGCAGTTATCCATAATAAAAACAAAATTACAACATGGAGTTGAAGATGACAATCTTAGAGAGTCTGGTTGAGGTGAGGCTAGCAGACAAAGACGATTTCTTAAAGGTAAGAGAAACGCTTACCCGCATTGGAATAGCATCAAAAAGTGATCAAAAACTATTTCAATCATGCCATATACTACACAAGCAAGGCAGATACTATATTGTTCATTTTAAAGAACTTTTTGCACTTGATGGCAAACCAACAAATATCTCAGAAGATGATCTTGCACGACGTAACACAATTGTTAATCTAATTGCAGAGTGGGGATTAGTGCAATTAATTAGTATAGACAAAAGCAAAGACCCAGTTGCACCGCTTTCTCAAATTAAGGTATTATCGCATAAGGAGAAAGATGATTGGGAATTAGTAGCAAAATATAATATTGGTCATAAACGTACGTAATTTTTTTGTTTATTGTGGTTATGGAGAAGTGAATGGATAACTATTTTGAAATTGCCTTCAAAAAAGATAAAAGCAATATTAATGCTGCTCAAACCGTCTATGGAGTGAAATTGACGCAGATAAAGGACCACTACAACCTAGAGATGTCTATTTCCCATGATGGCATTTCTGGCAGAAGATTTTTAAATTCAAGTGTGAATTATCCAATGGGTAAGGAAGAATTGCAAAAGCTCATTACTGGGTTGGCTAGCTTGGTAGATGCCAATGCTCCCAATGACGCATAAGCGGGACCAACAATGGGACATTAAGTGTGTTTGCCAAGTGGATATCCTAGAAGTAAAAAATATTTTTAGTCATATATCCGAAGATCTGTGGAACAACGACATTGCACGCCAACAAATATTTGAAGTACACAAATCAACTCAAACAATCATCATTAACGAGTATTCCATAGATTGGTGTGGTACTGAGTATAATCCTTTTCTTAAATTTCCAGAATTTTTCAAGCCAATTCGTCATATAGCTGAAAAATTAGAACAAATTTATAACGGAAAAAAAGCACGGTGTTTGTTGGTAAAATTAAAATCCAATTCCACCATATTACCACATGTTGATAGTGGATATTATTTGGAAAACTGCCATAGATGCCACATACCTATAATAACCAATCCAGAAGTATTTTTTAGTGTCGGCGAAGCAACAATACACATGAGAGAGGGAAGTGTATATGAAATTAATAATTCACACATGCATTCGGTTTATAACAAATCCGAGCATGATAGAATTCATCTAATTATTGATATTTTGCCTAACGCCTTATTAAACTAGTATAAATAAAAAAGAGACCTGAATATGTCTTTAAACCATTTAACTCTATGCCTTTGGGGTAGGGTATTTTATTAACTCGCTTAAATTAAGGAGCAAAAATGACTAGGCTTACAGCATGGGACCCATTGTGGCCCTCAACCGTTGGATTTGAAAGAATGTTCAGAGAGATCGATGATCTCATGAACGCAACTAATTCAGGTTCAACATCAAACTTTCCACCTCACAACATCATCAAGCTAGACGATTACCGCTATACAGTGGAGTTGGCTGTTGCTGGTTTTAGTGAGAAGGAAATCGACATTACTCTTAAAGAAGGCATTTTAGAAATTAAAGGAAGTAAAACTCCAGATGATAATGAAATGCAATATCTACATAAGGGTATTGGCACAAGAGCATTTATCAAAAACATCCGATTGGCCGATACAGTAGAAGTGCGTGGAGCAACATTTAAAAATGGTATATTAGCTATTGGTCTTGAAAATGTAGTGCCAGAATCAAAAAAACCTCGGAAAATTGAGATTGGTAATGAGTTGCCTTTTACTAAGGCAACAGAACCACAACTCTTGGTTGAAGAGCAAGCAGCTTAACTTAACAGGGGGAGTCTAGCTCCCCCACTTTAAAGGGTATATTATGAGTGATATTATTTGTTTAAAATTGATTAGTGGGGAAGAACTGGCTGGTCAGAAAGTTGAAATGACAGGCAACGGCGATTTCGTAATTAAGAATGTTGCATCTATTGTTATGATGCCGGGCCAAGGAAATCAAGTTAGTTTAGGATTAATGCCTTTTCTTCCATACGCAGAAAGCAAACAATTTACAATTGCACGCGAAGCTGTAGTGACATCATTCTCACCAAACGTGGATATGCTGAACAATTATAACCGCATGTATGGTTCAGGTATTCAAATTGCAAAAACTGTTTAATAAATAAAAAGGTACTATTCTTTTTTATTTTACAAGGAGCCATTCAATGGTTACATTAGAACTACTACAAAAATTAGCACCAAAAACAAACCGTGATAAATTAGCAGCCTTGGTTGGCCCATTAAATGCTGTTATGGAAAAATACTCCATCGACACAAGAGAGCGAGCAGCTGCCTTTCTAGCTCAGTGTGGTCATGAATCAGGTGGCTTTAATGCTATCAAAGAAAATTTAAATTACAGCGCAGATGGGCTACGTAAAGTATTTCCAAAATATTTTCCAACAGCTGAATTAGCTGAGCAATATGCTCGCCAACCGCAAAAAATTGCAAGTCGCATTTATGGCGGTCGTATGGGTAACGGGGATGAGTCGACCCACGAAGGATATACTTATTGCGGACGTGGATTAATTCAATTAACTGGCAAGAATAATTATACTGCAATGGCAACAGAGTTTGGCATGACGCTTGAACAGGTTGTTGTATATCTCGAAACACAAGATGGCGCTTGTATGAGTGCTGGTTGGTTTTGGAACAAGAACAAATTGAATCAGTTTGCTGATAGTGGCGATTTCACAACATTGACAAAACGCATCAATGGTGGTACAATTGGCCTCGAAGATCGCAAACATCATTATGATGTTGCGCTAGCGGCTTTATAATTTCAAACATAAAAAGGTTGGGTGTGGTTAATGGCTTATGCAAAGTATAGAGTAAAAGAAACAGGAGTAGAATTTTATGTCTGCAACAAAACAAACAATATGTTTGAAGCAGACGGGACACCATTAATTACACCCCACACCAGACCAGAATCATACTGGGTAGACATGATAGATAGTGAAGATTTATCAAATCTAGATACTACCCTGCCCTTCGCCAAGCTAAAGAAAACACGTAAAAAAGCAACCAATCCTATAGCAATGAGGATTACATTAGGACACGCTTGTAATTATGATTGCAGTTATTGCATTCAAAAAGATATAGGCAACCCTGATGAGCGTCCTAAAAATTCATCACTAGAAAAATTCTTAAACAATCTTGAATCACACGTTGGCACACGAGATTTACAAAGAGTAGAGTTGTGGGGTGGTGAGCCTTTTTTATATTGGAATGACATTGTTCCAATAATGAAGAAATTAGATAGAGAAGGATTGACTTTTTACATATCAACAAATGGCAGCACACTACACGATAAGCATGTAGACTTTTTCAATACACTGAAATCTACAGTTGAAATTGGTATAAGTCATGATGGTCCAGCTCAAGAAGAGTGCCGAGGAGCTGAAATATTTAACATAAAACGCGTACAGCGTATTATAAAAAGAATAGACGATAGCTTTCCAAAGATACACTATGGGTTTAACTTTGTATTAACCAATCGCAATTTTGATTTGTTTAAAATTAATGATTTTTTTAAAGACGTAATTGAACAACTTGATCTACACCATGCAGGTTTTGGATTTGAAATTGGGCAAACATTTAATACAGTTCTTGAGGTAGATCACCACTACAGCCTTTCTGAGGAATCAGTTGTTTCTGGGGAAAACCTTCCCAAGTTCCAAAAAATATTTGAGGAATATTTAGAAGCACACAGACATCAGTATACAGAATACTTACAAAAGCAAATGAATGGTGATGTTGATGCATACTACGGATGCAGGTTACCATTAATTCCAACAGATATATACACAGATTTAAATGATGAGGCTTGTGTATTGGGCTACATGGACAAGACCGTGTATAACAAACCCATTATTACATCAACACAATGCGGAGCTGATGATTTGAGAATAATTTCTCTCGACATAGAAGGTAATGTTAGGACTTGTCCCCATGCAGCTGGGGAAGATCATGTATATGGCAACATTCAACAACTTAAAGGTATACGTATATTAAGTTTAGATCTTAAGCGAGATGAGGGACACTGTAGTAAATGTTCTAATTTAAAAATTTGTAAAAGTGGATGCCCTATATCGCTGCCTACACAATCATTCTTAAAAAATTGTGCTATGCAGAAAGTATACTACCACGAAATTCAAAAAGCAGCTTTCAATATGATGTTTAATGGCCACGTTGAAATGCTAACTGACTTATATAAAGGCGGAGTTGAAGAATTACCACAACATGTAGTATAATAGTATTTTAACGAATATAAAATGAGGTTTCAAAGTGAGTTCAAAAAAAGATAAAGTATGGGTTTTAGTAGAAACTATTCACACACATAGAATTCGTTATGTTGTTGAAGTACCAAAGGACCATCCTGAGTATGCGCTTGACGATGTTGTGTCAGAACGAGCACAAGAATTTTCTCAACAACATCTTGGTGAAACGATTGTATCCCATCGCATCATTTCCGAAGCAGACGCACTTCAATTATGCAATGATGATAACGATTATGCTCATAATTGGAGTGATAAGAAAAAGCTAG